GGCATGGCTGGTGTTGTCGGCGCTTTCATGGGGATGACAGCCTACATGAGTGCTAAGAAATAAAGTTTTAAACAAATAGATATGTAAATGATGGCTCTTGTACAATTAAGCAGTGGAGAAGTGATAATAATAGCCCTTTTGGTTGTTATTATAACAATGCTTGTTAAGGGACTAAGGAAGAGATGACGCAGGTTTACGTTTTTGTTTTTATTATTAGCCTTGTCGGAAGCGTGGCATATGGTGGGTATTACTATTATCAAGATACCCAGAACAAAATAAAAATACTGACCGAAAACACTGTTAAATTAGAGCAGGCAAAACAAGCTCAGGATAAAACGATAAAAACGCTTGTCAGAGACGCTAAAAAGTTTAGGAAGTTAAACAAAGACCTTGGCGTTAAGTTGCAGAAAGCAGAAGGCTATAAAAACAAACTTATCGGAAAGTTACGAAAGCATAATCTTACTCGTTTGAGCCAACAGAAACCAAAACTTGTAGAACAGAAGATAAATCGTGGTACGAAAAAATTATTGGATAGTTTTAAGCGCATTACTGCTGTCCCCGCTGCTGAGTAGTTGCAGCGGTTGGAACGCATTAAAGCGTATTGAAGTTAAGACGGTTGAGGTAGATCGCGTAATCCCTACGCAAAATCGTCCTCGTCAGCTTGATTTAAACGATATTACTTGGTTCGTGGTCACTGACCAAAACTTCGCTGAATTTAAAAAACGGTACACAAAACAAAACGGCAGCTTTCTGTTTTATGCAATCAGTGTCAGAGATTATGAAACACTGGCGCTTAATATGGCAGAAATAAAGCGGTATATTGAGCAGCAGAAGCAGATTATTGTTTATTACGAAAAAGCGGTAGCCCCAAGACCAGAGCCCGAAAAAACTGGGAAAACTAATGCCCCGTAAGAAGGAAAAGCCTATTCGTAAAACTACTAAGGGAAAAGGTGCTAATTACCGTAAAACCAGTCAGGGGGCTGGTATGACTAAGAAGGGTGTAGCCGCCCATCGCAGAGCTAATCCTGGTTCTAAGCTTAAAACAGCGGTTACAGGGAAGGTTAAAAAGGGGAGCAAGGCTGCTAAACGTAGAAAGTCCTATTGCGCCCGGTCTGCTGGACAAATGAAAAAATTTCCAAAGGCTGCTAAAAATCCAAACAGTCGTTTAAGGCAGGCTCGTAAAAGGTGGAAGTGCTAATGGCAAAATTAACTGCTCGTCAAACAAATGCTCTTAAAAAACACTCAAAGCACCACACGTCAAAGCACATGACATACATGAAAAACAGAATGTCGCGAGGCGACACTTTTACACAAGCGCACAACAAAGCTATGAAAAAGGTTGGAAGATGAAAAAAGGCCTGTATGCGAACATCCACGCAAAACGAAAAAGAATTAAAAGAGGTAGCTCCGAAACTATGCGTAAGCCGGGTTCAAAAGGAGCCCCTACTGATGCAGCGTTTAAAGAATCTGCTAAAACCGCTAAAATGAAGAGCGGCGGCATGGTAACTCGCGGTTGTGGGGCTATGATGCCTGAAAAACGTAAAAACTTCCGGGTTGCTTAAATGGACGGAATTTACCTCGCAGAGCATCTTTTAAAGTCTATTCAGGAACGAAAAGACCGAATTATTGAAATGATGGGGAACGGAACGGTAAAAGATATCGAAGAATACAGACAATTAGTTGGCAACGTCGAATCTTTAGAGTATATAGGACAGGAGTTGAGAGAAATCTTGGAAAAGGCGGATTAATGGCTGATAAGTCTGAGCTTGTTAAAGATATGGAAGATAATCTTGTTTCTATAAAACAAGCTTATGTAGAACCTGAAGAAAAGGTGCTTGACCCTAGTAAACTTGATATAGATTCCCTTTCAAGGTTGCCTGAACCTACTGGTTGGCGTCTTCTTATCCTTCCTTACAAGGGAAAAGGTAAGACAGAGGGGGGTGTTTTTCTTCCTGATGCTGTGGTTGATCGTGAGTCAGTAGCTACTGTTTGTGGATATGTCTTAAAAGTAGGTGATCTTGCTTATGAAGACAAAGTGAAGTTTCCAGGAGGCCCGTGGTGCAAGGAGAAGGACTGGATAATTTTTGGTCGTTATGCGGGAGCCCGGTTTAAGATAGACGGCGGAGAGGTCCGCATTCTAAATGACGATGAAGTCATAGCGGTTATACAGGATCCCGAAGACATCCTGCATTTTTAACATGGAGAAAGAACCATGCCTGAACAAGACGAGCTAACTGTTGATCTTCCCTCTGAGGGTCAATCAGTTTCTGTAGACGTGGAGGCGCAAGAAGAGATTTCCGGAGATCAGGAGGTCCGCGCTGAAACAGAACACGAGGACTATAGTAAAAAGGTCAAAAGACGCATTGACAAGCTTACTAAGAAGGCTCGTGAGGCTGAACGCCAGCAAGAAGCAGCGGTTCAGTATGCGCGAAACATTCAGGCAGAAAACCAAGAACTTAAAAACAGAGTTCAGAGCTTAGACCAAGGTTATGTTGCAGAGTACGGAGACCGTGTCGCAACGCAGACAGAGGCGTTGCAGAAAGACATGGAGACGGCTATAGCGACGAGCGATACGGGTGCTCAGGTCGAGCTTAATAAAAAAATGGCCCAATTGGCTATAGAAGAAGAGCGTGTTAAGGCTGCTAAGTTACAACAAGCGCAGTCAGCGGCTTATGCCCAGCAGCAACAGCAACAGGTTACAGCCCAACAACAGGTTACAGCCCAACAACAGCAACAGGCTCCAGTTAGACCAGACCCCAAAGCAGAAGATTGGGCCTCTCGTAATGAATGGTTCGGCGAAGATGAAGCAATGACTTTTGCAGCCTTTGGAATTCATAAAGGTTTGGTTGAAGAAGAAAACTTTGACACTGAAAGTCCTGAGTACTACGATGAAGTTGACAAAAGAATGCGGGAAGCTTTCCCCCACAAGTTTAATGGTGGGACACAGGCTCCTGTTTCAGAAGGTCGCCGCCCTCAACAGGCGGTAGCTTCTGCGACTCGCTCCAGCGGTGCTGGGCGCAAAACAGTAAGACTGTCTCCAAGTGAGGTAACAATTGCCGGAAAGCTTGGAGTTCCTCTTGATGAGTACGCGAAATACAAACGCTAGGATGGATAGATGACTGAAGAAAAAATTGATCGAACTCCTCGCGCCTCCGAGACACGAGCAACCAAAACCGCTCGCAAGCCTTGGAGACCCCCGTCCCTTTTGGACGCACCTCCCGCACCGGAAGGCTTCACTCATAGGTGGATCCGCTCCGAAGTCCGGGGCTTTGACGACCGAAAAAACATCTCTGCTCGAATGCGTGAGGGCTGGGAGTTAGTTCGGAAAGAAGAGTACCCAGATTTTGAAGCACCTACCATAGAGGGTGGCCGACACGAAGGTGTCTTTGGCGTTGGAGGGTTGTTGCTGGCTCGTATACCGATAGAGATTGTTGAAGAACGTAAAGAGTACTTCGATCAGATGAATTCTGATGCGATGGACGCCGTTGACAACGATCTTTTTAAGGAGAACCAGCATCATTCGATGGCGATTCAGAAACCTGAACGCCAGTCGCGTGTTACATTCGGAGGTCCTAAGACATAGGACTTATTGTTTTAAACCTTTTGCTTTAAGGAGCAAGAAATGGCTAATACCAACGGAAGCTTTGGTTTGCGCCCCCTAAATAAACAAGGTGGTGCTGCCAATTCCACAGGTATGTCCAACTACTCGATGTATGAGATTGCGAACGGCAACACAAATAAGTTGTATCATGGCGAGCCCGTGATACCTCTTGCTACTGGCTATATTGATGCCCCCGGCGCGGCTGCTGGCGGAACGGTAGGCCTTTTAGGTGTCTTTCAAGGTTGTGAGTACGTTTCGAGTACCACTGGAAAACCTACGTGGAGCAATTACTGGCCCGGTTCTGGTGCGAACAGCAACCACCCAGTTAAGGCGTATGTAAACGATGACCCAATGCAGTTGTATGTAATTGCAACGGATGCTTCGTGGACCAGCAAGGCTACGGCTCGTGCCGCAGTTTTTGCTAACGCCAATTTCTCAACCGCAATCACAGGAACAGACTCTACTGGTTTGTCCCTTGGTCGGTTGGCAGTTAGTACAATTGCAACTACCGCTGCTCTCCAGATGAGAATCATGGGTTGGGTAGAGGACGCGCTGAACGAAGATTTTTCGGCAGCGGGTATTGGTGCGATTGTCAGGTTGAATAACCACTTCAATAGTAACAATGGTGCTATTGCGGCTGGTACTCCTTCAACCACTGGCGTATAGGAGGGTTGAGAAATGGCTATAAGCAGAGCACAACTCGTTAAAGAGTTGGAACCCGGCCTGAACGCCTTGTTCGGAATGGAGTATGACCAGTACGACCGTGAGCATGAAGAGATCTTTTCGATGGAAAGTTCTGACCGTGCATTTGAAGAAGAAGTTATGCTATCCGGGTTTGGATCGGCACCAACTAAATCTGAAGGCACTGCGGTATCTTTTGATGACGCACAAGAAGCGTACACGGCTCGTTACACTATGGAAACAATTGCCTTAGCTTTCTCCATTACGGAAGAAGCTATAGAGGATAACCTTTATGATCGGCTTGCGGGTCGGTACACAAAGGCCCTTGCTCGTAGTATGAGCCAGACAAAGCAAGTTAAAGCCGCTTCGGTTCTTAACAACGCTTTCTCTAGCACGTACACAGGCGGTGATGATAAGGAGCTTTGTGCTACGGATCATCCCCTTGTAAGCGGCAATACTTTCCGAAATGAACTTTCAACAGCAGCGGATCTTAATGAGACCAGCTTAGAGCAGGCTCTTATTGATATTGCAGCTTTTGTTGATGAGCGTGGTTTGAAAGTAGCGGTCAAAGGAATGAAGTTGATTGTTCCGAAGGAACTTCAATTTACGGCTGATCGTTTACTTGAATCTACCCTAAGACCTGGCAGTGCAGACAACGATGTCAACGCTGTTAAGAATATGGGAATGATTCCTCAAGGTTACGCTGTTAACCACTTCCTTACGGATACGGATGCTTGGTTCATTATGACCGATGCACCCAACGGCCTGAAAGGGTTCAATAGAACCAGCGTCAGGACATCCATGGAAGGCGACTTTGACACTGGAAATGTCCGGTATAAGGCCCGCGAACGTTATGCGTTCGGTTGGTCTGATCCTCGTGGCATTTTTGGGTCACCTGGAGCTTAATCGCTCGACTAAAGGGGAGGGGGCAACTCCTCCCCACGGTTTTTCTGGGATTAAATAGTTTTAGCGACTGCCCCAGCAGACTCTTACAAGACGCTAGAACGAAACCTTTGTAAGGAGGAAAGCCACGATGGCTAATACAACCTTTAATGGTCCTGTCCGTTCTGAAAACGGTTTTGAACAAATTTCTGTTGCTTCAGGAACGGGTGCGGTCACTACCAACCTTGATATAGACACCAGCGGCAATATAACTACTACGGGTTATGTTTCTTCATATGATAACGTCACTGATATAACGGCTGCTACTTACAGCGTTGAATCAACCCAATCCGGCGCAGTTTTTACCCTTAACCGTGCAGCGGGTATTGTTGTTACGCTACCTACGGCGGCAGCAGGGCTTCACTACACCTTTATTGTAGGCACGACTTTTACGGGTGCGGGTCAAATTAACACAGACAACGCCAGTGATCTTTATTCTGGTTTTGCACAGCTTTTTGATCCAGCAACGGCTGGCGACACCAACACTTTCATACCTGATGCAAGCGATGACGATACCATTGATCTTGGTTCAGCGGCACAGGGCTGGTTGGTCGGAGGAATTATCCGTCTAAAAGCAACCACGGCTGCTGTGTGGCATTGCGAAGCCTTTCTCCACGGTGATGGCACTTTAGCTACTCCGTTTGAATAAGTAGAGGAGTAGAACATGGCTGATGCCGTAACTGCTACCACTGTAATAGATGGGCCAAAGAGCGCCATTATCTATTGCACAAATACTAGCGATGGAACTGGCGAATCTGCTGTCACTAAAGTAGATGTGTCGGCACTCTCGTCATTACAGGATGGAACGGCTTGTTCCGGGGTTCGCATTCAGAAAATCGTGTTCACAAACGTTGGTATGGGCGTTAAAATTCTTTGGAACGCCTCTACTAACGTTATAGCAGCGCAACTTCCTGCTGATTATTCAGATACTCTGGATTATTCTGATTTGAGTGGTCTTCCGAATGTTGCAGCTTCTGGCGGCAAGACCGGGGACATAAAGTTCACAACTGTGGGGCATAGTAGTGGAGATACTTATTCGATAGTTCTCTACTGTTTGAAGCAATACTCATAGAGGCGTAAAAAATGTCTGATGATTTAAGTCGTAAGAATGAGTTGGACATTATAGAGCTTCGAGGAGAGATAAAACTGCTTGGGCAAAAAATAGACACTATCAAAACAAATGACTTGCATCATTTGCAAAAGTCAATTGATGGAGTTCAAAAAGTTTTGTGGACAGTTGGTGTCTTAGTTCTTGGTCACTTGGGAGTTGCCATAAAAAGCACCCTGTGGGGTTAAAATGAGAGGCTTGGTAAATTATGGCTGTTTCTGGATCTAAGGATTTTGAACCTAATGTAGCTGAATACATAGAAGAAGCCTTTGAGCGTTGTGGTCTGGAGATGCGAACAGGCTACGACGCTAAAACGGCCCGCAGGTCCCTCAATCTCATGCTTGCGGACTGGGCAAACCGTGGTCTTAACAGATGGACTATGAAACGGTTTACTCAGACTTTTGCTAAAGACATTTCTGAGTATCCCGTTGGAACCATAACACTTACTGTTAGTGCAAGTGGTAGTTTCACTATTGGAGAGACTATTACGGGAGGGACTAGTGGTGCTACGGCCTCTGTAATTACAAAACCGCTTTCGACTTCTGTAACAATAACAGTTCCTTCTGGAACTTTTACGTCTGGAGAGACTATTACGGGGGGGACTAGTGGTGCTACGACAACGACTACTTCTACGGCATCTTTGGAAGATACTCAGGCTACTATAGACATTCTTTCTGGTGTTATTAGGCGAGATGACTCTGATATATCCATAACAAGAGTTAGCAGGGACGAGTACCTTGCGATAGCTACGAAATCCACAACTGGTCGTCCTTCACAGTTTTATGTCAACCGACAAATAACACCCGTTGTTACTGTTTGGCCTGTTCCAGAAAACAGTACAGATCAATTCATATATGACCGCCTTGTCCGGATAGATGACGCAGATGCTTCTGTAAACACTATGGAAATACCGTTTCGGTTTTATCCGTGTCTTGCTGCGGGTCTTGCTTATTACATTTCTTTAAAAAGAGCCCCCGAAAGAATTCAAGTTTTAAAAGCTTTGTACGAAGAAGAGTTTTTAAGGGCCGCTGAAGAAGACCGCGATAAAGCTAACATAACTCTTGTTCCTTCTTATAACTCATTAAGTGCTGTTTCATAATGGCTAGATTTGCTTCAGAAAAATATGCTTTGGGTATCTCCGACAGATCGGGCGTGGCTTATAAACTTAAAGACATGCGGAAAGAGTGGACGGGGATGCTTGTTGGTAAAGACGAGTGGGAGGCAAAGCAGCCCCAATTGACTATAGTTGCAGGTCCTGCTGATCCTCAAGCTTTAAGAAATCCTCGACCAGATAGAACAGAACCAGCGGTTACCGTTCTTCTTGAGTTCAATCCTTTTACTTCTGGCGATAGCGGTTCTGCGGTTATTACTGTTAGCGAGCCGGGTCATGGAAGAAGTACTGGTGATACCGTGCGGTTTAGAACTTGTGAGAATTTTGACGGGTTTACAGAAAGTACCCTTGAAAACTCCAGCGGATACTCTATTACGAAAATAAATTCTGATTCATACAGCTTTACTGCCTCTAGCGGAACGGCTGGAACAGGGGATGTGCGAGGTGGTGGCGGATCCGTTTCCGCAGGCCCCGTAACAGTGAGTGCATAGCATGGCTTTTACGTTTACAACGTTAAAAACAGCAATCCAAGATTACACAGACAATACTGAGGGCACTTTTGTAAGTCAGTTACCTCGCTTCATCCTAAACGCCGAAGAACGTATTCTTAAAGAGTGTCAGTTAGATGATTTTCGCAAAAACGTTACGGGATCTTCTACTCAATCGTCTAAGTTCCTTACAAAACCAACGGATTTTCTGTCTCCGTTTTCGTTAAGCGTTGTTAACAGTTCCGCTAACGAGTTTCTTGAGTATAAGCACATTACTTTTTTGCAAGACTACACTCCAGACCCGTCTACGACTGGAACACCGCAGTATTATGGTGATTGGGATGACGACAGCCTTGTACTGGCCCCTACGCCAGACGCGAATTACACTATGGAGCTTCACTACTTCTACCGCCCTCAATCTATAACGGCGTCAAGTGACGGAACCAGTTGGCTTGGAACAAATGCTGAATTAGGGCTTTTATACGGTAGCCTTGTGGAAGCTTACACTT